ACAGTTAGGTTGTTACGGCACTGCGTGCCTGTACGAGGGAAAGGGAAAGAAAACGCCGATAGTATTTACAAACTATCACATATCGGGCGTTTATATTTCTGTCAACTCTGACGGCATAGTAGATACTGTATTTAGAAAGTTTGAATACACTGCCCGGCAAGCTGTTCAGGAGTTTGGTGCTAAGAATTTAGGCGAGAAGATAAACAAAGCCTATCAAAACCAAAAGACGATGGATAAGAAGTTTAACTTTATCCATGCAGTATTCCCAAGAGAAGAATACGATCCTGAAAAAGACGACCCAATAAATATGGAGTTCGCGTCAATTTATGTCTCTCGCGACGAGAAAAAAGAAATAAGTGTAAGTGGCTATCCAGAACTTCCGTATCAGGTAGACAGATTCGACAAAGACGCATTAGAGGACTATGGCCGTTCTCCTACGATGAAGAAGCTCCCTGATATTAAGATGGTAAACAAAATGCAGAAGACCCGAATTAAGGGTTGGGAGAAACAAGTTGACCCGCCAGTTCTTCTGCCTGACGACGGTTCTATCTGGCCACTGGCAACACAGCCGGGTGGAGTTATCTTCTATCGTGCAGGTGGAGAGAAGCCCGACTATTGGGAATTTAAGGGTAACCTTCAACAAATGGAAGAGGCCATTAAGACGGTTCAGGATTCTGTTAAGAAGGGTTATTTCTTAGACAAGTTTGACCCGCTTATTGACAGACAGAATATGACCGCTACAGAAGTAATGGCAAGGGTCGAACAGATGATGAGGTTCTTAACCCCGATTATTGGAAGACTGCAAAGCGAACTATTCAACCCAATGATAAACAGAATAATCGGAATACTCGGTAAGCAGAACAAACTTCCCGAAATGCCGCCCGAACTATCTGAGCAGGACTTTAGTGTAATGTACCTTGGCAGACTTGCTCTGGCACTAAGGACACTTGAAACAGAGGGCTTTACAAAGACAATGGTAGAATGGGGGCCGTTACTGGAGGTTACTGATATACTTGATAATCTCAATACAGACAAAGCGTTCAGAGATTCGTCGAGGAATAATGGTATGCCTTCTACTTGGCTGAAAGATATAGAGCAAGTCCAACAGGAAAGACAGGCAAAACAAGAGGCTGAGCAGAAGATGGCAATGGTACAGGCGTTACCTGAAATGGCAAAGGCCGCTAAAGCTGGTGGTACGAAAGCAGAAGAGGGCAGCCTGACAGATATAGCAATGCAGAATAGCGACAACTTGATATAGGAAAGAATATGATATATACTCCAGAAGAAAAAGAACAGGTACACAAAAGAATAGAACGGTCTGCGAAATTTCAAAGAGCTTTCAGTGGCCCTGACGGTGAGTATGCTCTAAGCGAAATTGACATTAACGCAAACTACAAAAGCAATGCCTTTGACCCCGACCCTTACATAAGTGCTTATAAAGCAGGGCAGAGGTCAATCGCTGTTTTTATACACACTATTTTAGAACAGGACGTTGAGAAAGCAATTAAAATTTTAGATAAGGAAAAAACATGAAATGTAGATACTGTGGTGCAGTACAAAAAGAAGGTGTAGATTGGTACGATGAAATCTATTGTAGTGGTAAGTGTAAGAGTGCCGACGGCGGCGAAGTTCCAAAGTCACACACATCGCCATCTTCACAAAAGGCAACCCTAATAGACTACAAGCAGGACAAGAGGAATATGCGATACCGCAGACGGTTCGACCCAGACAAACTTAATTGGGGCGAGCCTTTAGATGCTCCCCAACTAAAGCAGGCTGGATTCAGAGCTAATCGTCAGCCAATCCCCGGAGATTGGGACTTCGTAGTGGAGGTGGGTAATAATGCCTGAACCAGTTAAAATAAACAGATGGAAAACCAGAGTAATTGAATTAGCAAAAATACATGGGCCATTTGCGAGATTTCTCCCAGATGACCCGCCTGCTGGAGACCCACCGGCAGGTGACCCACCTGCTGCTACAAGTATAGTCAATCCTGATGGTAGTTTCGTTGAGAAATGGTCGGAGAAATATGGTGAAGATAATCAAGCTCATTTATCGAGGTATAAAGATATTGATTCGCTGGTTAACTCTCATATAGACACTAAGAAGAAGTTTGGCAAGAATCCAGAATCGTTAGTAGAAATACCGTCCGATACTTCTTCAGACGATGTGAAGGCCGCTTGGCGTAAAGCCAAGGGTGTGCCTGATACTATTGACGGCTATGAATATAAAATTCCAGACGAACTCGCCGTTAAGCTTGGGCCGGTCAACGAAGATAAATTTAACGCTTTTAAGACCTTCGCTAACGAGCAGGATTACTCTGCGTCTCAATTCACAGCTGCAATGGAATTCTACCATAATAACCTTGCTACTGATATTGACTCGGCAGGTGTTACTTTGAATGAGAATCAAACGGCAGCGGCAGTAAGCGCAAAGGCAGAGTTAATGAAGATGCCGGGTTGGCATAGTGAGCAAGAATATACAGACAAAGTTAACATCGCCCAAAGCATAGTTGATAAATACGAATTAGCAAGTTCAATAGAAGAATTAAACCTGCAAAATTCCCCAAAAATAATTGCTGGCCTTAACAGAATAGCTGATTCAATGAGCGAAGATACCCTAAAGGGAACTGGTGGAACACCACCAGCGTCAGCGGCTAATATCAAGTCGCAGATAAACGACCTTCGCCTTGAGATGGATAATATAGCAAAAGAAAATCCAGCCAACTACAGGGCTAATGAAAAGTATAAAGAGCTCTCAGAAAGAAAACACGAACTGTATAAATTGTCTCCTGCGTAGGGAGACTTAACTCGGATTACCTCGTAAGAGTCCCGATGACTTGCACTAAAGTAGTGTCGCCGAACATGGGCGTTAAACAATAGGACAGCCCCGTAAGGATTCCCTGACCGAAAACCGTAAGTAACATTTTAGAAACTATTTTTTGGAAAGGGAAATTATGGCTATAACAATGAGTTACAGCACAGATAATTTCTTTGTTGACGAATTTCACGATGATTTGTACCACGCTTGTCAACAGAAGGAATCACGGTTCGCTGGTACAGTAAGAACCGAATACGGTCTGATGGCCGCAGAGGACAAAGCCTTTGATATGATGAACGAGTTTAATCTACAGGAGAAGACTGGCCGTAGTCCAGAGACTCCTACGATTGACCCTGAAACTTCAAGGCGTTGGGTAACAACCACACCGTATCACCAATCGGTAAGATACGACAAAGACGATGACCTGTCTATCAAACTTGCTCTTGAGGGCGACTTTGTAACAGCGTTCAAGCGTGGCGTTAATCGCAAGAAAGACGATATTGTTATCGCTGCTTTCGAGGCTGCAACGACTTCTGGTCGTAGGGCTGGCAGTAAAATCACATGGGCAAGTCAGGGTGGAAACACAGAGTATACCACAAAAGACACAGGCCGTACTGTCGCTCACGACAGTTCGATTGGTAACTGTTCGGCATCTGATACTGGAATGACAACTGAAAAGATTGAGTTGGCACTTGAGTATTTCTCGAACAACGAAGTCGATGACGACATTCCTATCTGGTGTGCAATTTCACCTCGTCAGGCAATAAACCTATTCGGTCAGGAAGAATATGTAAACGTAGACTACAACAACGCCAAGCCTCTTACCACTGGTAGGTTACTTGGTAATTGGATGGGTATCAACTGGATAAGCACACCGAAGATTACCCTCGGCTCGCAGAATGATATTGGTAGCGATACGAATGTATATGAGTGCTGGTGTTGGGCACAAGATGGAATGATTCTCGGTGGAGCCGGTAAACTTACAAAAGAGATTGACCGCCTGCCTACGTTCTCGTATGCACAACAGGTTTACGTTCACATGAACATGGGTGCTATGAGATTCGACGAAGATAAAGTTATCAAAATCGAATGTCAGGCTTAATTTATTTTTGCGGGTGCTTCCCGCTTAGAAAAGGAGACTCTTATGAGTTATGATAATTTACACAATGGTACGGTCAGTGTGCCGAACCAATCGCAATGGCGTATAAAAGCTGAAAGTCTTTTGGAAGCTGTTGACATTTTTAATCCTCACACCGCCAAGTCATTTCCTCTTGGTGCGATGGCTGAATCTCGTGATGGACGTTTATGGCGGTATCAGAAATGCGATTCTGGTGCAGCTTTGACACTTGCTACTATAAACCAATCTGGCGTAGAAGTGGCTAATCACGTTGATGAACCACAGACTGTTAGTGGTGGTGCAGTTGTTGCCGCTGTTGGCGACAAGTCTATAACACTTCTCGTTCAGACAGCCCCTACCGTAGACCTTTGGGTTGATGGGTATATGTGGGTTGAAAATGGCACAGGCGAAGGTAATATGTATGTCGTCAAGAGTAATACTGCAACCACTAATCCTGTTGTCCAAATAGCTGACAGAGGTGGAATCAGAGTAGCAACAGTTGACGGTTCGGATATTTCCATACATGAGAATCCGTATGCCCGCGTAGTTACATTCCCAACTGACCCAACTGGTATTTGTACTGGTGTCTGTCATACGGCAGTTCCAGCAAGTTCCTACTTCTGGGGTCAGGTACATGGCCCTTGTGTTGTTAAGAATGGTACAGACGCTATTGTTACTGGTGACTCAGTCATGGCCGGTTCACAGGCTGCTGGCGTTCTTGGTATTCCTGATGACGCAACAGGTGACGAAGGTATGGTCAAGATTGGTTATGCTATGCGTGGTTCTGGTGAAGACGGCGAATCTTTGTTAATCTTCTTAACCATAGAATAAGAAAGGAGTATAAAATGAAAACTGTAAAAAGATATGGTTTAGCCATTACGGCAGTTCTGCTCCTCTCGGTGATGTTAGCGATTGTAGTTCTTTTCGCATTTCAGGTTAATGCTACGCCGATTCACAGTGACGAAACCACTAAGCTCGGTTCTTTCACAGGGCCAGTTGGTGGAACTGCACAGGACGACAATGTTAAGGGTTCACTTGACTTGGCACACACAGACCTTGACTCTATACTTGCCGACACGGCCTCGATGAATACTGCTGCCGATATGCAAGTATTGGTTGCTGGTGGTTATCGTGTAGCTTCGGTTGCATTATCAGCTTTAACAACTGCTGACGATTTGTTTGCTGTCACTGGTGGCCCTATTATAATTAGGGACATTATAGGCATTGTTCAGGCTGGTGGTTTAGAAGCGGCAACTTGTAAACTTCATTACAATATTGACCCAACTGCTCCTGCAACTGACACGGCATTTGCTACCGATGCTGATTCTCTTGAAATTAACGGAGATGCAGAGGGAACTGTTTACGTTTGGGACGGTGTTATTGCTACTGATTTAGCAGCTACAACCAATGGTGTTGTTTTAGTATCAGGAACGGATATTTCTGCTGGATTACTATGCCCGATTGGCATGATTGAGACAGTTGCTTCGGCAACTAACACTGGAGATATTACTTTTTATCTCTTTTACACACCTCTAAGTCCCAGTTCAGTTGTAACACCACAGTAGTTTTTTGTAATAGGTAGGTGGGGCTGCAATGGCCTCACTTACCATATTTTAAGGATAAGAAAATGAAACAAAATGCAGGAAAAATAACAGTAATCGTATTACTCTTTATGGTCTGCATGATTATTGCACAAGTGATAAATCCTGCATTTGCCATTAAGAGGTCTTACGACCAAGATGTATTTACAATTAAAATGACATCTACGCTGGCTGGTGCTACAGATAATATGTTCACTGTTGCCGGTGGCCGAATTGAGATTATATCTCTGTTTGGCGAATGTACTACAGCGATTGGAACAGTAGGTGCTACCGATATATACCTTGACGCTACTGACGGTGCAGACTATGACCGTGATTTTTGCACAGCAGTAGATATTGACGCTTTAGGAGCAGGTGATATTGTTACATTCACTAATGCCGTAAGTGAGGGTGTATTAACTTTTGTGGCAAACCAAGGTGCAGGGCAGACTTTGAGTTGGTTCTGTTCGGAGGGCGTGATTATATTAGACCCTACCACTACTTCTACAGGTGCTATCGTATGGTATATGTCATATAGAAAACTTGAAGCTGAAGCAGTAGTAACAGCAAACTAAGGAATTTATTATGAGTATGACTGATAATGCGGCCAACGTCGCACTTGCCAATCAATCTCTCGGCCTTCTCGGCGCAATGGGAATCACCGTTGGGAGTGGTACAGAGCAGAACCATATCTATTGTACCACATTCTTCGACGATGCAAGGGACGAGATACTTGCGGCTCATAGGTGGAACTTTGCAAAGAAAAGGGTTTATGCTATCCAGACTACCGACCCGCTATTTGGCTACGACAATGCCTTTACTAAGCCATCTGACTGTCTGAAAGTATTACAGATAGAGCAGGTTGCCGACGCTAAGTTTGAGGTTGAGGGTAGTCTAATAGTTACAAACGAGGGAACTACTCCGTCAGCTTGGGTAACAGCAACGGCCTATCTTGCAGGACAGTATATACAATCTGACGACTCAGGTGCTACATTGACATATCTCGTCGATACCGCTTTTACGTCAAGTACTGAAACCACAGACTTATCCTCATACTGCACATCTCAAGGTGCTGACTATAGTGTATTAGAGGTTGAGTATATCTTCCAAGAGGCCACACTGGCCAACTGGCCTGTATATGCAAGTCAGGCTTTCGTTATTAACCTTGCAAGAATGTTAGCATCACCTATTAAGCAGGACGAGACTGTCGCTAAGAACCTACAGGAAATGCTATACGGTGGGCCAAGAATTACTGGCTACTTAGATATAGCACGCTCGCACGATGCACAAGAGGGTGGGATGGTCACACTCAGAACCCAAACATGGCTTGATTCAAGAGGAAGATAATGCGTTATATTGTTATAGTTCTATTACTATGCAGTTCTATATTTGCAGCTAATCCATATCGAATACTAAACAACTTCAACGCAGGAGAACTATCGCCATACCTCAATTCAAGAGAGGATTTAGCCAAATTCCATTCAGGTTGCTCTATCATGGAGAACCTTATCCCGCTACCACAAGGCGGAGCCACAAAAAGACCCGGCACTAAATATATTGCCGAAGTAAAAACATCATCTCTTTCCACACGCCTATTACCATTTGAGTATTCCACAGAGCAATCCTATATAATAGGAACTGGCAACCAGTATATGCGGTTCTTTACTGACGGTGCAGCTGTTTTAGTTGGTAGCGGTACAGAAACACTAACGGCAGTTGATGGTGGCAATCTTGTAGCTCATTGGTTGTTAAACGAGACTGATGGCACTACTGTTGTAAATGACGATAATGCAGGCACTTTAGACGGCACGGCTTCTACAGACGCTACTAATTTGACAGAGACAGGTAAGGTTGGTTCTGGCTGTTTCGATTTAGATACTCAATACAATGTATATATGGCTGACGCAGCAGCTTTAAGTTTCACTGACGATACAGACGACGAAGCGTTCAGTCTTGTTTGTTGGGCATATATAACGACCCAAAGCGATACCCAAAACTTAATCTCAAAATGGGACGAAACCACCGGCAATATTAAAATGGAGTATAGATTAAGTTTAACCCACGAAAGAAAACTTCAACTCCACTTAGCAGATACAAGTGTAAACTTAGCCGGCGATATGTTAGCCCAATGGTATCTTAATGATGTTGCTGGCGATACCCATTGCGACGATGTGAGTACGAATTACGACGGTGTTATTGCTGGCGGAGAGTTTGCAAGCACCTTAACAGCAGTTGGAAAAACTGCTATGACGCCTTGTTATGATTTCGATGGCCAATATGCGGTTGAAGTTGCAGATGCCGCAGCCTTGAGTTTTGGTAACGGAACAGTTGATAGTCCGCTTAGTGTTACTGCGTGGGTATATGTAACGGCAAGCAACGACGAGCAAGCGATTTTGGCAAAATGGAGTCAAAATTCAAAACGAGAATGGATGTTACAAATTGATTCTGATGAAAAACTAAAGTTTCTTTTATCTGACCAATCTGGTTCCGATTATATCCATCGTTTATCTGATGACGCACTAACGGTAGGTTGGCATTTTGTCGCAGCTACTTACACAGGCCAATCTGCAACTGGAACCACTGCTGCGAATCTTATATCTTTATATGTTGATGGCTCCCTTGTTGGTAGTACGGCTACTAATAATGCGAGTTATGATGCAATGGAAAATCTTGCATCTAAGGTTACTATAGGCTCGTATTATAGTGGTGCAGACGCTTTGCAGCGTTTTTGGCAGGATAAAATTGATAATGTTATTTTGTTTGACGCAGAAATTACTCAAGCAACTGTATCTGCGTTATATAACGATGGTGACGGTAGAGAGTTATTAACAAGTGCCGCTGCTGAAATTTCAGCGATAACGGATAGTGCGATTAACGTAGGTTGGCACTTTATAGCCTCTACTTACAGCGCACCTGATAACGGTAGTGCTACTGCCGCTAATGGTATTATATTATATGTAGATGGCGTAGCAGTTAGTTCCACAGCGACTAATGACGCTACTTATACAGCAATGCAGGATGGTGGCTCGCTATTAAGGATAGGGGCACAGGAGTCGATAAGCGGAGCAACTGAGAAATTCTGGGGTGATAAAATAGATGAAGTGTCAATGTTTAAGGATGTCTTAACTCCGACAGAAGTTGCAAGTCTTTATACTTCGGCTTCCTACGAAATAGAAACTCCGTATCTTACGGCTGATTTATTCAACTTAAAATACGAACAATCTGCTGACGTTCTCTATATAACGCACCCTGACTATGAGACTAGGAAAGTATCGAGAATCAATAATACTTTATGGACAATTACAGAAATAGCAATCGACAATGGGCCGTTCCGAACACAAAACGATGACGTAGCAGATTTTATTGCCGCAAGTGCAACTACAGGTTCTATTACTCTTACTGCCACTGGTTGTACACCGTTTATAACGGGTTCTACAGCCGGTCACGAACCAAGTGGGACTGCATCAACATCTAAGTCTAAGACAGGTGCATTGTTCAAGCTGGTTCACCCTCTTGACGATTTATCTTTTTCAGATACACTTGAAGATGACTACGCAGCGAACCAGACAGAAGGCGTTAGTTGGATGGACTGTGGAACACTTTATAAGGGCGCTGAATGGTCGTGGGTTACTGGCGGGACTTGGCTTGGCACAGTAGAGGTACAAAGAAATTATACAATAGGTGCTGCACACGGCGCAGATGGATGGGAAACTGTATTTCCATACGACGGAGTTACAACGGCAAGGAATGTGTCAACTACTGGCACGGAAGATGACGGCGATGCAGATTATAGGGTAATATTCACAGACGATACAAGTGGGTCGGTTATTTCATATTTTACAACAGACCAGACAGATGTCGTTGGTATAGTAGAAATCACAGCAGTTGCAAGCTCAACTTCCGCTACAGGAACGGTTATTGAAACACTCGGCTCTACCGACGCTACTCATAAATGGTCGGAGGGTTCTTGGAGTAACTATCGTGGATGGCCACAAACAGTTACATTCTTTGAGGATAGGTTGTGCTTTGGTGGAAATACCTCTCAACCAGATACGATATGGGCTTCTGTTACATCTGATTATGAGAATATGAAGGCTGGAGTTAATGACGATGAGGCGGTAGCCTTTACTTTGTCGTCAAGACAGGTTAATGTAATCGAATGGATAGTCGGTAAAGATAAGATGTTAATTGGTACATCTGGTGCCGAATGGTCTATTGCAGGTGGAACTGACGAACCCTTAACGCCGTCTAATGTACTTGCCAAACAGCACTCAACTTACGGTAGTGCAAACCTGCAAGCTACTCTCGCAAACGAAAGTGTCTTGTTCTTCCAGCGTGGCAAGGAGAAGATGAGAGAGCTTGCCTACAACTGGGAACTTGATTCATACGTTGCCCCAGATATGACGATTCTTGCCAACTTCGTAACTGATACCGGCATAGACGATACCGCTTTCCAAAAGACGCCTGATTCTGTTTTGTGGTGCATTAGGAACGACGGGGAACTTCCGATATTCTCTTATGAGCGAGACGAGAATATAACTGCATGGTCAAGAATGGTTACGCAAACAAACCAAGCTGGAACATTAACTGATTCCGACTTTGAATCAATAGCAAGCATACACGGCGACCCCGAAGATGAGATATGGGTTATAGTGGAAAGAACAGTAAACGGCTCAGTTGTAAGATATGTAGAACAATTCCAGCCAAGAGACTTTGGCGATGACGACGAAGACGCCTTTTATGTAGACGCTGGTATTACCTACGACTCTACCGCTTCTTCGGCGATAACAGGATTAGACCACTTAGAGGGCGAGACAGTCTATGTCTTAGCCGATGGAGTTGTCTTTGATACTGCTGTAGTGAGCAGTGGTGCGATAACACTTAAATCAGGTGGTATTACTACTACCGCCTCGACAGTACAGATAGGGCTTGGCTACGAGGCACATCTAAGAACAATGCCTTTGAGTTGGGTAGGCGATTCCACAATACACGGCAAACAAAAGAGAATAAGCGAGGTAATAGCAGAATGGAACACAAGTGGAGATTTCTCTATTGGCCGAGATTTGGATAATTTACAGACGTATAGTATAGACGGACAAACCACATCCATAGACAGACAGACGTTCCCGCCCGGTTGGGATAGGAATGGCTATGTGTATATATATCAACACTCACCAGAGCCTTTGACCTTACTATCAATTATGGCGGAGTTTAATCTAAATTGAGTATTTATATCAGACCATTCAAGAAAGAGGATTTCTTAGCCTTTGAGCCGATAGAGCAACTTCCGAAAGAAGAAGTTGAGGATATGGAATTTGCACAGGCAATCGAGGATTCTAAACTTGCAGTTACGGGAATAAGAAACGGCAGAGTTATAGGTTGTGGTGGCGTTCATCCTACAGATTACGAAACGCAAGGTGAGGTATGGTTTAGAATCAGTAAGGAATGTCTGGTCAATAAAATAGAAACTCTTAGAACGCTGAAACAAGCCTTGAAAATCATAGAGGAAACATATCCATTTGAACAGCTAAACGCTGTTATAAGGTGCTGCTTTGAAAAGAGTATTAAGTTAGTTGAACATCTTGGCTTTGTCCAGACCGAAACAAGAACGCATAACGGCAAAGAGTGGTTCGTTTACAGTAAACTCATACGCAGAGAAAAACTACTTGAGGAAAAATGATATTAGCTATAACTAAAGAAACTGGATTAAGCCATAAAGCGGTCTTTGATAAAATGGTTGAGTTTGAAGATTACCTTTCCCAAATGGACGGCGCTCGATTCGGGAATGAGGCGTGTCCATTAAAACATATATTCGGTGACGGCGTTTACATTAGAGAGATAACAATGCAGGCGGGGGTTGTTTTGACTAGTAAGATACACAAGACTACGCACCCGTATTTTGTATTAAGGGGAGAGGTTTCTGTATTAACAGAAGATGGTGTTGTTAGGATTAAGGCTCCTTATTGGGGAATGACAAAGGCTGGAACAAAAAGGGTTTTAGAAATACACAAAGAAACTGTTTGGATTACTGTTCATGCTAATCCAGATAACACTCAAGACCTAGAACTACTTGAAAGCAGAATTATTGCTGAAAACTACGAAGCCTTACCAGAGCATATAAGGCTTGAAATAGAAGGGAAGCCAGAATGAGTTTTATTGTAGTAGCAATAGTAGCAATTAGTGTAGGTGGCGGTATGGCCGCCTACGGCCAGTATCAAGCTGGTAAGCAGGCGGAGTCGCAAGCAAAGGCACAGGCCGCTTGGCACTTATATAATGCCAAACTTGAACAAAGAGAAAAAGAGGCTCAAGACGCCGCAAATCTATTTGAATCGCAACAACAGAGGAAGCGGTCAAAGGCGTTACTGAGTAAACAGAGAGCTATGGTTGGGGCAAGCGGAGTAGAGATGGAAGGCTCACCCTTATTAGTAGCAGAAGATACCGCCGCAGAGTTGGCGAAAGAAGAAATGAATATCAAACTTACCGGCCAGAGAAAATCAATGGCACATACAAGTCGCTCTATCCTTGACGTATCAAAGGCAAGTGCCGCTTCTGCCGCCGCATCAGGGTATGGCAAGGCTGCTATATGGGGCGCAGCAGGAACATCTATAGGAACCTTTGGTCAGGCTGCCTCTATGGGTTATACAGCGAGGAACGGATAATATGAAACTACCCAGATTTATAGCAAGCACACCAGCACAAGGAACAGGTCTGGTTCGGGCTAATGATATAGGCGCTTTAACCAGAACCAACAGCGCCGAGTTTGAGGCTATGGCGGGCGTAGGTAAGGCGATAGGTGGTATTGGTGATATGGCTTTTAAGGCTTATCAGCATAGACGGGCATTAGATGACGACATAGCCACCACAGAGGCAAACACTAAACTCCAAGATGCGGCACAGCTTGGAACTAATACTATTGGCCAATATGATTATAAGACCGGCCAGCCATTATCTCCCGATGTAAAAGATTATTGGAATGGTGACAAGTTAAATCCATTTGACACCACGGCCAAAGACAAACTATTTATTGATACATTTAATGATTATAAAGGTAGGGTATTAAGTCTTTCTAAGGCAATAAAGAGCAAGTCAACAAGAGAGAAGTGGGTAGCAGAATCTCTTAGTGGCGGCGCTGAACTTTTCCAGAAAACATCTAACGCAAAGCACCAAGAACATCAGGAAGCAACAATACTTGGCTATGCCAAAACTGCAGCTACTAATGGAGATATAGACGTTGCAAACCAATGGATAGAGATAGCAGAGAAACACGGACTGATTGGGCCGAAGAAAGCGGCTGTGGCACGAACAGCTAATGGGAAATTATCTGACCAAGCAAATATTAGAGGTGCGTATCTTAGTGGTGATTACGACGAAGCTGTAAAACTTACAGAGGCATCTACTTTTTTGAAACCAACTGAAAAACAAGCACAAGTAAATGTAATTAAGGGTATAAAAAAACGAGAGGTAGACGAAATAGAAGAGGCTGATAGAGATAAACTTGGCAAGGCTCTTGAAGCAGGAACGCTAACCTACGACATGGTAGAAGCAACTTCGCTTCCAGAAAAGGAACAAGAAATATATAGGGGTAAAATAAATGCAGAAGCGGCAAGATTTGCTACCGGCGAACCCATAAGAACTAATCAGTCGGTAAAAGGTGATTTGGAAGATATGGCATTGAAGATATGGACTGGTAGTGTAACCAAAAAAGAATTTAACCAAGCATTACAAGACGCTCGCTATCCCTCAAGTCAGGATAAAGTAGCCACTATATCTAATGGTGATTATGACGAACTAAGAACACTTGCATCAACAGAACTTAAAACATCACAGGCAAAGGGATTGCAAGAATCAAACAATTATGCCAAGGGGCAGTTGGTTGAGTTGACCAGCGATATTGATTTACAGGAAGCATTGAACAGGGTGTTTGGCAAAGATAAGGATAAGTTATTGTCTGCCCATCAACTTCAACTTGAAAACTGGTCACAGTTTAATCGGTCTATGAAGCTATGGCAATCTGATAATCCAGACGCAACAGAGGGTGATTTCTATATAGAATCCCGCCGCAAGTTGCCTTTCTATCGCAGTAGGGAAAAAGACGAAATTCAAAGTAGAGAACTTCCTAACGACAAGGGGTTATCAGACAAAGAATTACGCAGACAACGATACTTAGAGTTATTAAAAAAGGCAGGTAAATAGTGCCTCTAACGATAGAAGAACAAAAAGAGTTTAATTCCCTTGAAACAGAGTTTGGAGATACACCTTCAAGCCTAGCAGAAGACGAACAATCTGAGTTTGCTGAACTGCAAGCTGAGTTTGGTGCGCCTATAGATACACCAGCCCAAGGTGAAGAGCGAGCAAAAATTGCCTTAGACTTGGCCGCAGAACACGACCTGCCTATATCCCAATCACAACAGTTTGTGGCAGGAAAAGAACCGTCTTTTTTTGGCAGACAAATTGAGAAGATTAGAGATTATATCAATGAGAAAACCGGCTATTTTCCCTATGATACCAGTCCGATAGATGAGCCTGAATACCGAGAGGAACATAAACTAAAGACTATCGGACAAGTTGGCGCACGAACTGCCGCCGAAACGGTTAGCGGTCTTTCTTTAATGACAGCAGATATTTTAACTAATAAGATTACTGGTGACAAGACGCTTGCTGAACTTGTTGATAGGCTTTCTGGTTTCGAGCCGTCTGAACAAGATATTAAGGGCGGTACTGCCGCTAAGTATATAGGCGCATTTCATACCGCCAGTTCTGGAATAGGTGCAGGGGTCGCAAAAATACCCGCCGCCCAAGCATTAAAAACTATTCTTGCAAGTGGTTTAACTTTTGGTTCCGTTGAATCTGCGATGCAGTTTAGCAAGAGAATAACTGAGGGCAAGCCTGTTGATTGGAGCGCTATTCATTTTGCATCTGGCATTGGCACTCTTTGGGGCGCAGGTCAGGTTGCTGTCGCCGCTGCTATGTCTGGGCTCGCAAAGGGGTTCGAGAAACATTGGGGGGCAAGAGACATAGAACTTGCCAAGTCTGGAATGAAAGGAAAAACTCTGCAACAACAAAAGGCGATGCAGGCTACTGAGAAGGTTAGGGATATAAATAACTACAAGAAAACATTTGACAATCCAACCCCAGAAAACTTAAAACTAAGAGAAGAAATATTCCGCAAATACACACCTGTTACTGCTGAAAGAATAGCGGCCAAAGGAACTCTTGCACAATCCACCACAAAGCCCACTACCAAGGCGTCAGTGGCAAAAATCAAGCCAACCCCTACCAAAGTACCAGTTATAAACAAAAACACAGGAGTTATGAATCGTAGGTCTGCTGGCTTTGTTGACTTAACACCACTGGCTAATGCCGGAGTTCAGGCGAGAACCACTCTTGAAGCAACAGGTAAATCACTAACAAGATTCACTGGCTTATCTCCAGAGGTAAAACAGACACTTATAGAGTTTGAGGAAGAAGTCAAGCAGGCATCTCTTATTGCAAGGGACACTGCTATCGAAAAGTACGGAGATTTAAGTCCAGCCGATGAAAAAGTAATAGAGAATTATATTGAAACCGGACTAAAAGACCCAGATAAATTTAAGGATATGCCCGAAGATTTAAAGAAGCGTGCCGATGAACTCATTGCAGTAAACGACGAATTGTCTGCGACACTAAAAGATATAGGTTTCGAGGCCGATTGGCCCAATAGTCAGATTAAAGCATTAGACCACGAGTTAAGCAAGTTACAAGAAAGAGAAGTACCAGATTTAGCAAGAGAACTTGAAATACAAAGGGCGCTAGAAAGCCTTGAAGATATTAGATTCGTACATCACACCTACCGCAAGACACCGCTTGACTTAAAGAAGATAGCGGCAAGTCCTATATCTAAGAGGATTACAAAGAAACCACGAGGTATGACTGGGCGCAAGTTTGCTACTTTTGAAGAAGCAGAAAAGCTCGGATTCAAACGCTCCGCACTTGCTGTTTCTTATGCTGACATGATAGAGTCTGTTGGTAGGGCAGTGGAATCTGATAGGTTAATTCAGGCAATAAATAACAATCCTAATTTATCACAATGGTCTGAACTTGCCCCTTCGGACTGGGTAACAATAGACGAGAAGATGTTTCCTGCAAGCAAAACAAGGTCTACTTATATTGAATCTGGCAAGGCTAAAATAAGAACAAGAGTTCGCAAGTACCCCGTTCCAGTTGCCGAGGCGCTCAGAGAGCTTACTTATGCGTCGGATAGTATTGGGATAGTTCGTGCTTATGACGAAGTTAATCTACTGCTCAAACAGATAGGATTTTATAATCCTTTGATTATGTCTAAGAACGACTTATTCCAAATGTGGCGTGTAACTGGAGCAAAGGGATTTGTTAAACTTCCAACAGCAGTTAAGATATTTGTAGGAAAAGGCGATGAATATAATAAACTGCGTAAGGGTGGGCTGTTTAATAACGCAGTAACGCACATTGATTCTGCAAAGAACTTAACACAACACATGCTTACCACTATTAGAGAGACTTCCGGCGAAAAAGCTGCGAGGATTGCGGGAGAACATCTCAATCCTCAGACTTGGATAAATGACCTTACGAAGTTTAATGAAGTTACCACTTGGAACCTTGACCAGATTGTTAGAATATCTGCGTACAAAGCACTTGAAAACGCCAAGATGATGGAGGGTATGACAGACTTTGAGAAGATAGAATTTACTAATGACGCTATGGTTAATTACGCCAAACTACCAAAGACAACAAAGAAACATCTTAATAGAGCAATTTTTACACCATCGTATCGAGTTGGAAACTTTAGATTCTTCTGGGGCCAATTAGCAAAACACCCTTGGAAATTCAAAGGCCCAATACTAAGAACAGTAGGGTATAAAATGTTTGTCAAATATGGATTGCCAGCATTTGCTTCTGCGGTAGTTCTGAACGCTATTAAAGACAAGGGCGATAAGGAAGTTACTTCCGAGCAAGGTTATAAGATGGTTATATATAACCCAGAAACAAACACGGACACTGTTTATGCTCTATCTGACCCGCTACTTGAAGGCGCCAAGATAACACAAAGACCTATTCGACAGACACTTGAAAACAACTTAGCTGGCCTTCCTGCGGCGGCGATAAGATTTTTCTCTGGCCCACGGCGTAGAAATTCCGACGACCCAGTTGGCGAGTTCTTCAAATTAGGCACACCTATATACCGAGACATTCAGTTATGGAGAGCAAAAGACAAGACTACTGCGCAAAAGATTTTAACTCAACTTGCCGTTGCTTATGTTTATCACAGACAACACAAAGAGCCTGTTCCAGAAACCACATTAGAATCTGTGTCGAAAGCGTTATCCTTATGGACTGATTGGAAAATGCAATCCGAGGATATTAAGCGTATGTATAAGGGTAAGTCTGCATATTTTGGTGCTGGCGGTGAGTTCGACAGGCTGTTGCGTGAGTACAAGATAGAGCAGGACGAAGAAGAGGACGCCATTGATTCTCAAATGGAAAAGCTATTCAGAGTAGGCCGAGACAAAGAGGCTATTCAACTTGCAATGGACAACGACAGGTATCAAACAAAAGAGGGTATATCTGGCAGGTATCTACGTTCTCACGCGCCGCTTGCATATTATTGGAAAGAGTTTCCAACTGAGGATAAAGTTAAATTTATCTTATGGCTCAAGGACAAAGGGTATGATGTAGACTTAAAAAATATTACTGCCGGTAAAGTTGGCGATATGAACAAGAAGATAGAGGAACAGTTAAAGATTTTATCCAACACTAGGGGGATAACTAAATGAGAATCTACCCCCTCATAGACTCTGACGCAGTCCACAACTCCCTCTTTGACGCCGACACCTTCCTCTACGCCAGCGCAGACAATACACCGCTTGCCACATCTCCCGAAGATGTCCTCAAGGCTCTGTCGGGCCACGCAAGGGCTGCGTTTGGCTGGAACAACCAAGACGTAAATGGTATCAAAGAACTTACGGCAAGCGGGCTCACCTCTACCGACGATATTACAATGCAAGGCCATTTGCTAACTTTAGGCAGTACGGCAGGGGC